CTCGTGATATCCCCAGCAGCAGTCTGTCCCATCCCAGCAAGACCAGCCAAATTCCCGTACTGCCTTTGCTTATTCGCTGCGTTCGCCTGATAACCCTGAAGAGTTTGATTCCCGACTGTATTATATTTGTTCAGGAGATAATTTCTTGTGTCCGCGTAGCGATTATAGGCTGCCTGATATTCTTGTGCAGCTTGCCCGCTGTTATATTGGGAGAGAGCTTTGAGAGTCGCTCCTGAGAGTAGTCCTCCCCGCGCCGCAGCCTTATTCTGAATAGCTTCTTGACCCTGCTGCAAGCGGAACTGATACCCCGGATCCGCAGTGAAGTTAAAAGCCTGGTCAGCGGGAGCTTGAGGACCCTGGTAAGAGGGCATATTGAAAGCGCCGTTCTGGGTCATAGTCCCCAGAGTATTCATGGCTTGAGCGCCCATTTGGGAGTAGGGCTGCTGGGCAGCGACGCCTTGTGCGAAGTACTCTTTCCCTTGGGCAAGAGCTTCACGAGCTGCCTGCTCCTGTGCTGCTGCAGCTGCCTGAGATCCACTCGACGAAAAGATATCCCCGATGATGGTAGCGAGAGCACCAGCACCTGCCCCTATCGCCGTCCCTATGCCAGGAGCGATAGCAGTACCGATCGCTGCGCCTGTTCCTGCTCCACTCAAAACACCAGATACTGGATTGTCAGCCATGCTGTACCCCTACGTTTCTTGTGCTACGTCTACCACACCGCCTATGACTGCTACTTTGTACGGATCCGCTATCGATAGCCTGAAAACTCTATCCCTCGAGTACCCCAGCCTGTGAAAATGCACCCTCTCTCGAAATTCTCCCTGCTTACCGATCGGATGAGTATAGACATTGGACCACGTCATCCCTCCGTCATTGCTCCACGACAGCATGATGACTCCAGTTAGTCCCTTGCAGTCGGAGTTGGATACTCCACGTTCCAGATCGAACTCCAGCTCCCTAAAAAAGAGCCTTTTTCTCCCACTGTGGATGTGAGGTGTCGTCCTGTCCCTACGGACTATTTCATAGACTCCAGATGTCGTTTCATCTTGGTAAACGTCGAGGGAGAGTTCGTAGACATTGCCATTCAGCCTGTCACCCACATAGTTCTTCCCGTTCCAGACGCAGTGATTGATCGCTCTATGCGCCTGATGCTGTCCATTCACGCCTTCCAGCGTCACCCAGCGGGATCTCTCATGCCATAGATTGGTCGTGGCGTCATAGACAAGAGTACGCTGCCCTGTCACGAAATTCAGGATATAGAAGATATGACCTTCTTGCTGATAACTATAGCCGACAGCATCATCTTGCCGTGAAAGTCCTGAAATGATGAAGTCTATGGCGTGAGTCGAGATCCTCTGGGGAGTAAAAGAACCGTTTGCCGCCATCCAAACCGTGTTAATACCCTGCTGATTCGATCCCAGCCAAAAGATTGAGGAGCCATTGGTAGCTACAGAGAATGGAGCTGACGTCCCAACATCATTATTCGCTGAGTTTATCCGCTCGTACGGTACATCCAGAGCTCCAACATCCCACCAGACTTCCATTGACTGCGACCCGAAGATCCAGATGTATGACGTCACTTTGACCAGAGCAAGTATCGGGTCAGGAGACGAGTCAGCCGAGGTGAAAGATGCGCCATCCCAGCTGAGTCCGCCCAGTAGTTGGGTCTGGTTACCTGCATTATCCAGACCGTAGAGAGTCTCGCTGAAAAAGAACTGATCGGTCTGAGGACGATTGACGATGAACCTGCCATCCAGGTAAATGACATGAGTAGGACCACTGCCGTCCAGACCTACTGGGAACCCAGGCGAGGTGATCTGTTCAAACTTCCCTGTGATAAGGTCGAAGATATACCCTGTGATCCCGTCGACGATGATCAGCTGCTGGCCATTATCAGCCATCCCGCACTGTCCATAGGCTGATCTAATGCCGCCTATCACGGTATAGGTCCCCGATGGGGATATCTCGTAAAGGCTATCTATGACTATGGTGAACATGCGACCTGTGGAGGTCACGTAGAGACCGCGGTTCTGCACTATGCCAGTGAGACTGAAATCGACGAAAAGTTTCAGGCCTGGAGTAGAAAGGAGAGCCATTTTGGCTGATGCATAGTCGGTGACTTGCTGCTGGTAAGCCTTGCTGGTACGCTCTTCCGTCTCAGAGAATAGATTGATGCACTCCTGGCAGTCTACCAGGTGCGATCGCCCCATGTACATGCCACCAACAAGTGGGAGATCCATCAATAGTCCCTGTAAATGCTATATCCACCTTTAGTCACCGTCAAAGAGTCATTCGCCATCAGTAAGTCTTGATGATTCACTCGTCGGATGTTCCCCAGATACTCAGCAGCTTTCGCTCCGATGATAGGAGAGATCGGAGAACTGTACTCTGCTGCCAGTTCTATCGCCAGATTATATCGTAGAGCACTCTCGTAACCAGGGGGAAGTGTGATTGTAGTCGTGAGTGCCGCGAAAGAAGAAAGCTTTTTCTTTTGAGACAACCCAAGATATAGTCCTGAAATATTAGGGACCGGGTAAAGGTTGATGACACCTATCGGGTAGGACGCGACGTACATCACGTACTGCGGATAGACCGTCATCAATGTCTTCAAAACCAGCGCTTGGTATTTGTCGTTAGGGATGACCTCAAGTTGTCTATCAATGTTGAACCCTGGATTACCGTCACGGATGAAGGCGCTTGTGATCTCTACCGGACGATCCGTGTTAAATGTCGCCGAAGGACCGATGTTGTATGTCGCAGTACCTGCTGTGATAGGGAAAAGCTCATTGAGGAAATAGTATAGATTGAACTTCTGAGTATTCCACTGATCCAACATCATGTTGAGCACGCTGAGAGCGTTGTTGGCATCAGCGCTCTCTGGTGTCTCGTTGATGGCGAGGACATTTATAAGACGAAGTGACGAAGAGATCAGGTCCAACGCGGTCATGTATCACCTCAATCGCTAAACTGTGGTCCGATAGGCATCACTGGCCTCGGCTGCTTCATGAGAAACTCATGGTAGCACCCTGCCCAAGAGAACGGCCCCGTGTGAGTCAGGTGTACTCTCGGCTCACAGTAGATCTTGCCGCCTATCTCTCTCCATTTCAGAGCGAAGATGACATCCTCTGTAAACCGTGCTCCGTTCTGGACTTTGCACTCGTACATATTGGCAGTATGACCTGCCTTTTTAGAGGATGATGGATCAGTATACTCACACCATCCATGGATATTCAGAGTCGCATGAGCTGACGCCATCCTTTGCACGGCGCTTCGCTGGAACCTCACGAACCCACCTGGGACCCATTCAGCTTCGATCAGACCATCAGGTGTCACCAGAGGAGTCCGATCCTTCTTAGTCCTGATCGCTACCGTGAACTCCCCGTCGCACTTCTTAGGATATGTGGCTCCAACATACTCGTAGTTGTTGAAAAGGACTTTCATGAACCCATCTGTGTCCCATCCCATGTCGGAGTCGATCATGAAAAGATCAGTACAGGTCGAGTCAAGGAACTCTCCCATGATATTGTTTTTCGCGTGATCGACGTATGCATCACCAGTCACTTTGGTCCACGTCCACTCGATGCCGAGCCTGTTCAGGATGTCGACGGTCTTCATCAGACTGACGATATACTCGACAAACGCCGAAGATTGGTAAAAAGGCGTAGCGATCATGACGTGGGTGCTCCTGGCCTTGCGAACCACCGCAGGGTCGACACCCGACCAGGGATCTTTCTCGGCACCGATGCGCATATAATATGGAAGGGAGACTCGCGCCTCCCTTTCACTTACGCGGTCACGCCGATGTTTTTGAGAGCAAGGATGATGCTATTGACCGAAGTCACCACCGCATCAGCCTGCGAAGCTGTCGTGAAACCGTAACCGCTAACGGCTGACCCAGTAGTCGCGGGACCAGTGATCGCACTGGCCTGGGCCACAGGAGTCACACCGTAAAGACTTACGAGATCCGTGGTAGCACCCGCTACTGTGGTGCCATCATCGGCTCTTCCACCCAACTGTTCGACTGCCATAGGAAACTCCTTCTCAGAGAAGATGGGGTGCGCGGGCCACCCCGGGTTTGCGAACCACAGAACTATACCAACGTGCTCGAATCACCGATGACCTTGCAGGCCCACTGCGGGTACAGTTCCTTGACGCCATAGAGCACGTCAAAGCGGCACAGCAAACGGTCATTGATGATCTCGTACTGCTTGACCATTCTCAAAGACACACCATCGAACATTTCTCGGGCTGCCATCTCAACACCTGTCGGCAGCACCAAGTCGGCTGTGACGAGCGTAAAGGCATCCTTGTGGCAGCAAATATTATTCTCTTGCACGCCACTGGCTGCGACGTAGAACACCAACTTGTCAGTCGCCGTCGGAAGCGCGGTCACCGTCTGGTATGGGCCAGAAGTGATGATCGCGGGACTGATGTAGAGGGTGTCTGTCGTGCCTGCACCAGAAGCATCCGCAGTTACCACGAACTGCTGATTGATGCCGGTGCTCTGCTTCGTCTCGGGGTTGACGCTGTAAGTACGATCCGCATTACCCGAAGTGGTGATGTAGAACGTGTCCCCAGCTTTGAACGTATGCCCGGTAGTCTTGGTCACTGCCAGAGTCGTCGCACCGCTCACCGAGGTCGTCGTCACTGTCACGTCACTGGTCGCGACGCGGGTACCCATGGTGATACGGTTCACGTTCTGGTCCATCTTCCACTGGAATCCAAGAGCGGAGCCCATCATGCCCTTTTCGTACTGAGCACTGATCTCTGATGGCGGGTTGAGCAGGTTGGTCAAACCACTCACCATGCTGCCCGAAGTCAGAGGGCTCACTACTGCGAATCTCTCACCGTCTCTCGGCGTGGCCATATTGTCCATCAGTATGCCAGCCTGAAGAAACGGATGCACGTGTGCCGCAGGCGACGTCGGAGTCGTGATACCAGCGGTATTGTACGTGGTATGAGCCGCTTTGGTAAGACAGTCATAGTCCACGGTGGACGCCAGGACTGCCATGGCGGGTTGAAGGTACCTGTCACCGAACTCATCGATCGTCAGGGTCAAGTCAGCTGACGTAAACGCTATGTCTACGTGCTTCTGCGTGCTGACGGTCATGGTCGTGCTCTTCTCGGTCAGATCCTGCAGGTCCATCGCGGCACCCGTGGTAACTGTATACCGGTTCGGATACCTGATGGTCAGGGACGGACCGATCTTACCAGACATCGTAACACCCGAGTTCGCGAAAGTCGACGCTATCTTAACTACCGTTTCAAGTATTCAGCAGCAGAAAGGCAAAGCTTTTGTTTTCATACTGCTAAATATAAGTTATCGCGGTAGGCGAGACTGTATCTCCATCCGTTCTGGATGCCCTTGGCAGTCGTTCGAGCGCTTGTCAAGTTTTCTGACAGTGGCGCTTCGGTCTTGTCCCCTCCGGGAGATTAACCGATATTCGGGATTATGCATAGAAAAATTCCTTTTTCTATGGACCTACTTTTGATCGTACTGACGATTGATGCTCTTCGCGAACACCAGGTTGTTGTGCAATAGAGCCAAGGCTCTCTTGGTTATTGCGGTGGGGGAGAGAAAACTGTTTGCCATATACTACCTTTTCTTTCTTTCTCTTACGGCCCTCATATGGTCTGCCATAGAGAGCTGGTTGATGTCTCGCTCGACTCCCTCAGCACCACCCTGTACGGGTTTGACAGGTGCGGGAGCCCTCGATACCGCCTTCGTAGACGGTGACTGGCGTGTGAGCTCGATACGTGCTTCGATCCTTCCAATCTCCCGCGCTGCTCCGTAAGCATCCAGACCGTTGAGATCCAGTGCTTCCGTAGGGTTTTTGGCAAGATAGTACAGTACGTCCCCCGCCATATCCGATGCCTTGATCGCCTGAGCAAGCGCAGGTCCTACCGGTAGTCGCTGTGCTTTAGCTATCGTGGCATCATAGTCGGGGTAAACGGCCTTCGCAGCCTCCAAAGACTCCCAATAACTGGCTTCCGCCTCATATTGGGGCTGTACTGGTGCTGGCGCGGGCTGTACCTGTCCTGCCTGTGACGCAGGGGTAGCTCCTGAAAGCTTCTGTTCCAGACCGGCAACAGTCGCCTGCAGTCCCCTGATCTCACGGGTGTAGGAATCGAATCTCCGCTGTAGTCTCGACTGCTTCCGTCTCTCCTCGAACTGCTTCTCAGGAGCCTGCTCTGCCTCAGTCTGCTCGACGGGTTTAGTCACTGCCTCGGGCGCAGCGGGAGCAGATGTGGCGGGAGTCTCCGATGAAGGAGCGACCTTCGCCTCTTCGACTACGGGTGTCGTCTCATCAGCCATAAAAAGTCCTTGTTCAACCAGCGGGCGGCGCTGGTGCCGGGTTCGCAGTAGGCTGCGGTCCTACAGGGCTACCTGCTCCTGCGGACATATCTGAAGGCTCTGGAGTTTCAGCCAGGGCCTGCATTTTCATGATCACGTTGTTCAGCATGCCCTTCATCTCTTGCACCTGATCTCCCAGATACTTGATCTGGGCCACTTCGATGTTGCTCTCAGCGTTGAGGAGAGCGGTGTCGACCTTCACTTCACGATCTGCAGCCTTGTCGTCTATCTTTTTCTGAAGACCCTGGATAGCTTTATCCAGCTGCTGGATAAGCATCTGCTGCCCATGGATCGTCTGAGTCGCCTGCTGCATCTCCTGTACGGATGGACCCTTCGAAGCATCAAGAAGCGCTGCAGGCACCATCCTCTTCAGTCTCGCGGCAAGATCCTGCGCTCCCGGGAAGTCCATATTCGTACAGATCAGATCCCCAGCAGCCTGTGCCGCGGCAGGATAAGCCTGGATGAACTGGAGCATCGCTTCGGAAGCCTCTATGCGCTTCGTGGCGTAAGAAGGTCCCGTGTCGACCACTACATCAAACTTACCTACTGATAGGTCATAGAGTCTGTGCTGGCCGCTTTTGTCGATGAACGCCTTGTTAACCCAGACTACTTCTTCCGATTTATCTTCACCGATGATCCTAATAGCCCTCTCAGTATCATACACAACAGGGATAAGATCCACAATAATACGACCAGCGTGTCTAATCGCTCGGTTGAGATTGTCGCCAAAAGCATAGTTGGCTACGTCCCCTTGGTGCTGGCGGGCGATGATCGCTCGACCAGATGTCTCATTGCCTTGGGCCCCCAGGTTAGCATTGTAGATCGAAGTGATGGATTTGATGTCCTCAGCGATCTCCCTTTTGGCGTTGACGATAGCTGTCGGGACCTCAGTCTGGCGCTGTCTCTGGGGAGCAGGTACGACCTGTCCGTCGACGCTTTTTGGCTTGTACTGGAGTACAGCTCTCGGTTTTCGGTTGGCGGTCTTCCACTCGTTTTCGTAGCCCTCGATTTGACCCTCAGCAGCCACATAAGGAGCGATCGGGGACAGCGAAACGACCTCTGCCTCAGCTGAAACGTAGAAATTGTACATCCTCTGACAGTCACGGGCTCTCCGGTGCAGCGAAAACAGGTATTTGGTGCCCTGGATGTCCATCTCGGGACCGAGTACGGGGATGATAGGGATGAAACGCCCTGCGAATTCGTTGGTCTCGAGCACATCAGTGCCCGTCATCTTGTACATCATGACTTTTTGGGTCTCAGTGACCCTCTCATTGACGACTTTGAGGCCTCTGGGCATCCTTTTCGGCAACTCTGTAGTCGTTTTGCCGTTCGAAAGAGCGTACAGAGTCTTCTTTTCCTTCTCTACGACCCAGTACTCAGCTACTCGGACCCTATCCTCATGGAACCAGTGAGGCTCATCAGAAGTCAGTGTGTCCCACTGAGATACATCGAGCTCTGGATGCTCCTTCTCGAACTCTTCCTTCTCGATCCAGTCAGTGATGAAGGCGTACGGCATATCGGAGCAGTCTGCTTCATGGCAAAGGTGGAAGGGAAGGTGGACCGTGAAGGGGTTGGTGATACGCTTGATGTAGATCTCTTGTTTGAAAGAGTCAGGCGCGTCATAGTCTGTCAAAATGCGAAAGAAGCCCATCCCGCAGTGCACGCTGTTCTGGATAGCCATGTCGTAGGCGGCTTCAGCGTCACTATTATAATGTATATGCCTTATGATCCCCTCGATGACCTCCGCAGCCTTGATATCAGCTGTCTCATCGACCGGGCGGATCCGTATCATGGGCCTGTTCTGCTTCTGGTCGTTGATGACCTGATTACACGCTGGGTTCAAGCGATCGATCGTCAGAGCGGGTCTGGCGTCATCGAAACGCTCTTTTCTGACAGCCTCCGGCCATTGGTTACCCGCTATAAAATTCAGATCTTCGAGAGCCTCGCCACGGATAAGGGATGCAGCATCATCACAGATGCGGAACCGCTTCTTGGCAAGGAGCAGGACTTCTTGATTCTTCTTAGTCTCGTCAGACTTCATGATTTGATCCTGCCATAGAGATAACGGATGTCACCTTCGAGTTTATCCAGTCTCGCCACGACACTATCCAGAGAAGACCCCGTAGACGGTGAAGTCCAGGTCAGGGTATTTTTAGAGGCGTGGTCATCACTTGCCCCCGCACCCATCAAAAGAGGGCATATGTCTCGGCTATCACACCGCTGCAGGGTCTCGTGGTAACAGCAGTCGGTAGCCGTGATACCTCTCGCCCACTTACAGGCGCTTTTAAGTATGTCGAACTCCTGCCTCGTCATATTTTCGCCTTGCTGATATGGGCCATCATCGCCTTCTGCTGTGACCGAGTCATGATGGAGGGTCGGGAGAGGATGGGGGATACGCCCGTGATACCCTTCACTGCACCCTTCCCAAAGCCCATGAGCCCAGGAGGAGGCGCTGGCTGCCTGAACTTATAAGGACCGGATCCCAGGGGATACCGTGGGACTGAAGGGAGTGGGCCGCCACCTGATGCCATCACTTACTCCTTTTGCTGCTGGTACGCATGAGTTTTTCAGTACGAGAAGCTGCACTCTGGACTGCTCTGGAAGAAGATGACCCAGCCGTGAAACTGGGACCCCGGGTCACCTCTATGTGTACGTGAGGGGCCCTCTTAGGCAAAGACTTGCCCTTAGTAGCTGCATCGAACTCTTTTACCACCTTGTCTCCCATCTTGCGCCGTCCTGTGGAGGTATGACCCCAGCGCATCTGTTGCAGAGAAGCCCACGGCATACGATCAGCCTTTCATCTTCGCTTCTACTCTGGCGGCACGAGTCTGCTTAATGGACGTACTCTGAGACTCAGACTGTGTCACAGCACTTGGAGCTGGATGACCTGTAGCGATAGTCCTCAGCACCTGCTCGAAAGCAAGGGCGTGGTCATGGGCACGATCGTATGACATCTTCTCATGATCCATCAAGTGACGCTCAAACATCTCATGCGCCGCGGCGCATAGCATATCCAGCTCAGGGTCCCCAGCCTCTACCCAGATCTCACCCTTCGGGATAGCTCCGGGGTACACCAAGTCGTGTCCGCCCTCCGTGTAATCGGTGTCGACCGTGTCACGTACGGTGGTCCCGTCTACAGTATAGACCCGGGTGTCGTCATACATCCTACCGACAAGGGTCTTATGGAGACCTGTCATGACATCCACCCTTGTTCACCCGCTCCTACCCCTACCAACTCCTTCAAAGAAGAAGATCGTGAGTGAGAAGGAGCGTGGGGGTCACGCCACCTGAAATCATGCAAACCTGCGTAAGCGATCCTCAGAGCGTCAGAAGGGTCCTTATAACGCTCGGACTCACGCTCACTACCCTCTTCACACCGGTGATGTTTCAAAGACTGACGGAGGTTGGTGCACCAGGGAGCTACATAGAAGCTGGGCTGGTTGAAGAGGGAGACAGGCTCTAACGTAGAGTATCTCATGTCCTCGAGTATCCGCTCACGCTGTACATCGATGATCTTCTCGTAGGGCTTCTGGAAAGAGAGACCGACCTTGGGGTCAGCGAACGTAGCGATGACGCCACGGGTGTCCGTCGACCAGGAGTCCCCGCCGCTGCCCTTGGCGAAACGCGTATCTATGTAACGGTCATGGACCTGCACACCGTACTCCAGAAGCCCATCCTGGACGTGTATCACATGGGCCAAGTCCTGCAGTGAGCCCCAGGTAGAGAAAAACGTCCTGTGACGGTAGTCCGAGTAAAACCCCTCGAAAGATCCCTGGTCAGGCCACTCAGCATACACCCACTTATAAAAATCACCCCACTCGGACGTCCTGCCGCCACGCGGTATGAGCGCCAACCATACACAGAACGGAAGATACTTATAATGCGGGTCCATAGCCATCACACAGTACGCAGTGTCTCTCAGAGTCCCCATCCCGAAGTCACGGACATGCACCGAGTCGTCGTACGCCGTCCAGATCTTGCCACCTGACCCGATCGGATCCCCCAACCAGATGTGACGGTACTTGAGGGGGTCCGTGGCCTGACACACAGCCGCCTCTTGAGCTAAAACGGGAGGCAACCACTCGTTTTCATAGTAAAAAGTCTGCACACTCTTGCAGCCCTCAGGGCGGTCAGTCACGAAGCGCTTATAAGTGTCGTCTTCCTCGTGGCGGACGTTGAAGGAGACCCACACCTCGGAGTCAGGCCTGCGTATCGTGGGCATGAGGATGTCCCAGGACTCGTCAGTCACCTGCTCAGCCTCTTCCACCCAGCATAGATCCACACCCTCAAGAGACTTGATCTCCGCGGTGTTGCTCCGTAGGCCCTTAAAGATGAACTGAGAGCCGAAGATATCGCGGATCTCCACGTCGGTGATGGTGAACCACGGGTCCAAGCCCATCAAATGGATCTGATCTGTAATCAGACGATGGACCGAGTCCCGGATGCTGTTCTGGATCTCACGGGCACAGAGTATGCGAAGGGGAGGCGGCGGAAAACCCTCGAACCTGAAAAAGCTACGAGCTATGAGAGCCCGAGCTATAGACCAGCTATTATGTGTAACTGTCCCATCGCCTAACAGAAAGAGAGAATCTTTATCAACCTCAAAACCGTAAAATTCTCCCTTACCATAAGAAGAAACGTCGATCGAATTTGAAAAATAATCATGCTTCTTTGTCTGAATAGAGGAGACCTTCTTATACGGTATCCTACAGGGAATGTCCTCAGTATGACCGGCAATTCTAATACGATAGTAAGTCCCAACTTTCCCGTTATTGCAGCATGTGCCGTGGTACTCAACGATTGACGTACTAAACCCAAGGGTATCGGCCAGGTGCTTTATTTGGTATGCAAGAATTTTACTCTTTTGACTGATAACATAACCATTGTGTTTGAGATGACCATCGGTGTCAATCATCCCAGCAAGCAACTGAAGCCTCGTCTCTCGATCGTTAGATATATACTCCTGCGGAATGTGCTTACGACTTCTTTTATCTTCTCGATTTGATAACAGACCATAGCCTTGCATTAAAGTTTTAAGAGGATTTTTATATGAACCTTTCTGTTTTACCAAATGTAAAGTAGACGATTTGTTATTCTGCTTTTTCTGCTGACTAACAGTCAAGCCCATCTTGAATGCATAATCAAAAACATACTCAATGATCTCAGAATCCATCGAAGTAATTGCTGGCTCTCTCCCTGTACCATCCCCTAACCACAGCCCCAGGAAATAGGGATCTATCCGTACATCCTGGTGAGGAAAGTTAATCGGCACTTTGTAGCCGAAAAATCGAGTCTTGAACTTCTTAGTAGATGCCGCAAATTCCGTAACCGGCATCGATATGTATCCCTGATAATCAGAATATCTACCCAGTGGCCTCCGCCAATGACCAGCTTTTGATAACTCCCCCCGTTCTTTAGCACAGATAGGCGACTTCTTAAGAGCTAAAATATGATTCTCAGACACCACATAATCATCATGTCGTGACTGATGAACTTTGTAAAGATCCCCCACCCCATGACTCAACGACAAAACTCTCCGTGAAGTCGAATCAGGACCCATCAGTAAATCACCAAAGATCGGAAGAGCG